AATATCTCTGGCACATTCCAATTGGATATGCTGGCAGATTGGGGCAAGGCAAACTCAGTATGTGAGGCACTATGGACAGCAGCCGAAACTGCTCCAGATACCGATATTTCAATCACACTTACAGCTGCAACCGGAGCACAATTTGTGTTTCCAGTAAAGCCAGAGTTTCCAACAGCTGGTGGATCAGGAATTGATGCACAGGAAGTTTCATTCACCTTTACAGTTTCAAAGGGTGAAGTAACCGAAACATTTAGTTAAGAAATAGAAACGGGAGCAAAAAATGAAGTTACCAATTACAATTGAATATAACTCAGGCGAGCAAGCCACTTATGTAGCCCAACCGCCTGAGTGGGCAAAATGGGAAAAGACAACTGGCAACACCATAAGCCAAGCAAAAGAAAAACTTGGAATGTGGGATCTAATGTTTTTGGCTTATAACGCACATAAGCGAGAAGCAGCAGGAAAGCCAGTAAAAGGTTTTGAAGTATGGATGGAAACAGTTGCCGATGTAATAGTCGGTGATGCAGACCCAAAAGTCATCCAGCAGGAAGCCTAAGCAGATTATTGGTTGAGTTGGCAATAGCCACACAAATTCCAATGAGTGAATGGGTTGACGCAGACGACATTTTGACAGCGATAGAAGTATTGGAGCAGAGGTATGGCAAGTGAAACAATCGCCTACAACAAAAAAGACCTGCGCGATATTTACAAGGCTTTTAAACTTATGGATGAACAAGCTACTGATGAAGCACGCCGTCAATCTGCTGCTCTGGCGTATTTTGCATCTGAGGAAATTAAACAATCAGCTAAAACAAGAACAAAGGCTGGCAAGGTTGCGGAGAGAGTCGCGGATGGCGTCAGCATTAAAAAGTCAAGCAAGATCGGTGAATTCAGTTATGGATTCGCACGCCAAAAATTTTCAGGTGGTGCTACTACACAAACCCTATGGGGTGGTATTGAGTTTGGTTCAAATAAATTCAAACAGTTCCCTGCATATTCTGGAAGGTCGGGTCGTGGATCTCGCGGATGGTTCATTTATCCAACCCTTCGCAGAATTCAGCCTGAATTGATTAACAAGTGGGAACAAAGTTTTAATCGCATCATTAAGGAATGGGTCTAATGGCAACCGGTAATCGCACATTAAAGTTATCAATCCTTGCCGATGTTGATGACTTAAAAAAGAAGTTAGGCGAAGCTGACAAGGCTGTCGAAACCAATTCAAGCAAGATTGCAGATTTTGGAAAGAAGGCTGCCGCTGCATTTGCCGTAGCTGCTGCTGCTGCCGTTGCCTATGGCACTAAATTAGCCGTTGATGGGGTCAAGGCTGCAATTGAGGATGAACAGGCACAGTTAAGGTTAGCCAATGCCCTAAGACAAGCCACAGGCGCTACTGATGCCCAAATAAAGGCAACTGAGGACATGATCCTAAAGACCTCTTTAGCGACAGGTGTTGCCGATGACAAACTTCGACCAGCCTTACAAAGATTGGCAGTATCTACAAAATCAACTGAGGAAGCCCAAAAGTTATTAACCCTTGCTTTAGATATTAGTGCTGCATCTGGTAAAGATTTAGAAACTGTTTCAAATGCTTTAGGTAGAGCACAAGATGGAAATGTTACTTCACTTGGTCGATTAGGTCTTGGCTTATCAAAGGCTGAATTATCAACCCTTACATTTACTGAGGTTCAACAGAAACTCGCTGATCTTTATGGTGGCGCAGCAGCTACAAATGCTGAAACTTTTCAAGGAAAGATTGATCGCTTAAAAGTAGGATTTGATGAAGCTAAAGAATCACTTGGCACAGCGTTACTTCCTGAAGTCGAGAAGTTTATTACATTCTTAAATGATAAAGGCATTCCAACATTAAATGGATTTATTGCAGGTTTAACAGGCGATCAAGGATTGAGCGCTTCACTTGCCGAATCTCAAAGAGGTGCTGAATCATTTGGAAAGGCTATTGGCGTAGTAGCTGGAATTATTTCAGGATTTATTACTTTCGTAAGGGAAGCAATTGGCTTATTAGTTGAGTTTGCAAATCAATCAATTAGACTTATTAACATTCTAAAGCCCGGAACTGATATTGGTTTTATTCCAAATCCTGCTCCATCAGCTAGTAGATCATCATTACCAAATGTGCCTACTCCAAGCGGATCAACTTTTGGTGGTCGTGGTATGGGTCAAATTAATAACATTACAATTAGTGGGGCATTAGATCCTGAGGGAACTGCTCGAACTGTTGCGAATTATCTAAACAGCCAATCAGCGAGAAGTGTAACTGCTCTAAGGGATAGATAATGACAGTTTTTACACCTGATTGGAAATTAACTGTCGGTGGGGTTGATTATACTGATATAACTATTTCAGATGTTCAGCATACAGCAGGTCGATCTGACATCTACCAACAGCCACTTCCTTCTTATATGCAAGTTACGCTGGTTGCATTAAATAACCAAACTTTACCTTTTGAGATAAACGATAGTTTTGATTTACAAATAAAAGACTCAACTGGATCTTATGTAAGTTTATTTGGTGGAGATTTAACAGATGTAACTGTTTCAGTAGGTGCAACGGGTCAAATTGCAACAGTTATTCAATACACTATTTTAGCAATGGGAACATTAACAAAATTAACTAAAGAAATTTGGGATGATAACATTTCTCAAGATGACGATGGCGACCAAATCTATGCAATTCTTTCGAGCATATTACTTGGAACTTGGAATGATGTGCCATCAGCTTCAACATGGGCAACTTACAACGCAACCGAAACTTGGGAAGATGCAGTCAATTTAGGACTTGGCGAAATAGATCAACCTGGCCTTTATACAATGACCGCTCAATCTACAACTGTGGACACTATTTACAATATAGTTTCAGATATTGCTAATTCAGCATTTGGATATATTTATGAAGACAATCAAGGCAATATCGGTTATGCAGATGCAGACCATAGGCAGAATTATCTTTTAATTAATGGTTATGTTGAACTAGATGCTCGCCACGCTTTAGGTCAAGGTTTATCTACAATTATGAGATCAGCAGATGTTCGTAATGATATTTATATCAATTATGGCAACAATTACAATTCACAAGTTACTGCCACAGATGCAGCTTCAATTGCGTTATATGGCTACAAAGCCGAAAGCATTAATTCAAGGGTTCAGGGTGCTGTGGATGCTCAAGCTATTGCCGATCGATACATAGATCAAAGAGCCTATCCAATTCCAGCATTCCAATCGATCACATTCCCAATCACTAACCCTGAAATTGATAACGCAGATCGGGATGATCTTTTAGCTGTATTTATGGGGATGCCAGTTCATATTCAACACCTACCAAATCAAATCTCAGGTGGAGATTTTGAAGGTTATGTTGAGGGCTGGTCATGGAGCACTAGGTTTAATGAACTGTTTCTCACAATCAATGTTTCCCCAGTCGCATTTAGCCAAGTGGCGATGCGTTGGAATACAACTCCAGCCACCGAAGCTTGGAACACAATAGACCCAACTTTGACTTGGGAATACGCTACAATAATCTCATAGGAATAGGATAAAATGGCAACTACTACCAATTATAGCTGGAGCACTCCAGACGATACCGCGCTGGTCAAAGATGGCGCAGCAGCGATTAGATCGCTTGGAACTGCAATTGACAGCACAGTATTCACCAATGCAGGTGCAGCAATTGCTAAAACTATTGTTGATGCTAAAGGCGACATTATTGCAGCAACCGCAGCAGATACAGTTAGCCGTTTAGCCGTTGGAACAAATGATCAAGTTTTAACTGCTGATAGCACAGCAGCAACAGGATTGAAATGGGCTACTCCTACGAGTGGTGGTATAACTTTATTATCGACAACAACTTTATCCACAAGCAGCGTAAATGTTTCTGGAATTAGCGGTTCATATAACAATTTATTAGTGATAGTTAATGGTGCTACTACTGCAACAAATACAATATTAAGAATTCAAGCAAATGGTTCGGCTTCTTTGTCTGGTGTTGCTTGTTGGGATTCATGGTCAGCAAATAATGTAAGCAACTCAGCAGGAACATTATCCAATACAACAACAACTTCTCAAACAGCGTTTCTAAATTTATATAATTACGCAGGAACAACCTATAATAAAACAGGAAATTTTTCACTAGGCGCAGATGCAACTGGTGCTTTTTCCAATGGTGGATATTTTTACCGATCAACATCGGCAATTACTTCAATAACAATAACTAATAGTACTGCCGTTGCTTTTACTGGTGGTCAAGTTCTAATTTACGGAGTGAAATAATATGGCTAAATCAACACGACCAATTGTAAGAATTCACGATCTTGCAACTGATGAGGTTATTGATCGAGAAATGAATGATGCCGAGTTTGCTGAATATCAAAAAGATAAAGCAGCACAGGCAATAATTCAAGCCGAAGCCGAAGCAAGAGAAACTCAACGCCAAGCAATCTTGGAGCGTTTAGGTTTAACTGCTGACGAAGCTAAATTAATACTTGGCTAATGAAGCCATATTTATCTAAAGCTGCTGAAACTTTTAGGGATCAGGTAAATGACTGCTTCCCTGATCGCAAGCGCACACTTGATGGATGGATTGGTGATGCTCGCCATTCAGCCAGAGTCAGTCAGCATAACCCGAATGAACAAGGTGAAGTATGTGCCATCGACATTGACGCTCGCCTATCTGACCAAGAAGGGCTTAGTTTCGATTTGGCAGATCAGGTTCGACTCGCAGCAAAAAAGGATAAACGTATTTATTATGTGATCCACGCTGGCAAAATTGCTAGTGCTAGATCGCTATGGAAGTTCAGAAAATATACAGGAATTAATCCGCACCATAAGCACATCCATATCTCTTTCAAACCAAACCAAACTGGCGAAAAGTTCGACATCCCACTACTGAAAGGCAATTGATGAAACTATCTAAAAAACACAAAGCAGCAATTAAGTCATATTTAAGAGCTGTAGCAGCTAGTGGAATAACAGTTGCTTTAGCAATAGTGGCTGACATTCATCCTGCTTATGCAACTATGCTTGGTGCAATTGTTGCGCCTATTGCCAAAGCGTTAGATCCAAAGTCAGGGAGCGAAGCTGATTATGGAATTAATGCGTCATGACCGCAAACGAATGGGTTGGCATAGCCGTTGGCGTAAGCGCCGTATCAACAAGTTTATTGCTGGGTCTGCGCTGGGTTATTAAATCTTATTTACAAGAATTGAAACCTAATTCTGGCAGTTCAATAAAAGATCAAATTACTAGACTTGAAGCGCGTGTTGATGATCTGTTCGTCTTAATTAGTAAGCGATAATTTCTGCTATGGCGAACACACGAAAACGCACACCACGCAAAAAGGTTAATCGGAGAGTAGTTCGCCAAACTCCTGAACCATT